GGATGCAGCATTTCTCAGGGATGACATTTACGATCTCCTCAGTTTCTGGCTCTGCATTCACACTTCTTGGATTGAATGCTTCTGGCTTCTCAGCTGGTGCAACTTCATTCCAAGTAAGACGAGTAAATCAATTTACTCCTGTTGAACCAAGCTTCTTGTTTGTAACCAACGTTACTCAAGCAGCTCAAGCTCAAGTTACTGTTTCTCAAGCAAACAATGTCTATCTTGGACAGAAATTGGAATTCACAATTCCAGGTTCTTTCGGAATGGTTCAGCTAAATAACTTCTATCAGTCGCAAAACTTGCCTGCTGTCGTTACATCTATTGTGGATGCTTACAATTTCACAATCAATGTCAATACAACCAACTTCACTGCATTTGCATTCCCTGCAAGCGCATTGTCGCCAACAGCACAGCTCTTTGCAACTGTAGCCCCCGCTGGTCAATCAACTCAGTTTAATCCGATTACTGGGGTCCAGACTGGATACAACTTCAACCAGATTCCATTCCATTCAGGCGTGTTCATTCCTTACATGTACGTGCCTGCCGGTGCCCAATCACCTGGCGGATCGGCTGGCGACGTTATTGTATGGCAAGCATACAAGATGGAAACGGGTACCATCAATGCGCCAGTCCCAAGTTAGTTAGAAGCTATGGGTGGGGAAATTTTGTCCCTACCCATTTACTAAGAGGAAAGATGCCAAATCAATATCTGCCACCTGTCATTCAGATTCCTAGTTCTCTTCTTATAACCAATATCACTCAATCAGCTCCGATGGTGGTTAGTGTGGCTATAGGAAATACAACGACAGAAGCGAATACATATATTGTTGGAATGGCAATAAGACTTTTTGTACCAGTGACTTACGGGATGTATCAGGCGAATAATTTAGTAGGAACAATCATAGCAATCAATGGGTCTAATTTCACATTGAATCTTGATTCTTCTTTATTCGATCCGTTCGTGATTCCAACAGGAAACGTCGAACAGCCTGCGACTATAGCCCCTAATGGATCAAGAAATTTGCAATACAATAATGGCACTGACTTGGTGCCTTTTCAATCACTCAACAACATAGGAAATTAAATATGTCTAGTCAATTGATGATGTCAACAGCAGGCGGAGAACTGCACGGCCTAATCAACACCCTTACTAATAGCGTTCCTTTTGATGACTTCAAAGCTATGAAGCCAGAGCACAAGAAAGAGTTAGAAAGACAGAAGAAAGAAGACTCTAAGATCGTCGAAGCTGAATACATGAACTCACGGGGAAGACACGAGCGTTTGACAAAACCCTATTGCAGATATGCAGGTGATCCAATCCAAATTTGGCATTTCATCCCAGGCAAAACATACAAAGTCCCACTCGGTCTAGTCAAAGAAGTTAACGACAGCACAAAGAAATTACCTAGACGCAGTGGCCTTATCAGTATCGACGGGGAAGCCGTCCGTAAAGATGAAAGCCCACTTGATAAAGATGAAGAAGGGGAGTGGCTTCATAAATTCGTGGCGAGCGGTTTTTAATGTAGTCTTTGTGTAACTAATCACCGTTATAGAAAGGAAAGTTATGACTGCAGTTCTTCCAGCGGACACTACATACACCTTCATAGAGAAGAAGGTGAGGAGGTTAACAGCATCAGCTAGTGAGGCTTCATTATCCAGTGCGGACATCCAAAGGGCTATAAACTTATTTTATGAAAATGACTTCCCTTATGCCATAAAGATTGATCAACAGAGATCAGTCTATAAATTTCTTACTATTCCCAACGTCGATAGATACCCTGTCGATGTTAATAATTTGCAGGGGTTTCGTGCCCCTGTCTATTTTGAAGGAATTCAAGGGAACTTCTTTAAGAACCGTGATCAACTTTTTAACTTATATCCCCGTTATCCTACCCAATTTCAGCAAGGTGCAGGTCTTGGAGGTAGCATTTCTAATGCAACTCAAGCAAATCCTTGCCAAATCACTAGCGTAAACCATCAACTGCAGAATGGTTCCATCATCACGATAAATAACGTGTCAGGAATGGTAGAACTTAATGGAAATACTTACACAATCACAGTTGTTGACACTAATAATTTTACTTTAAATGGAGTCGATAGCACAGGATTTACTGCCTATATAAGCGGTGGTACTTGGACATCAAACAACACATTTTCATTCACACTTTTCGGAAATAATCAAAATCCCTTTCCTCAGCCAAATTTTGGCATATTAAGCACCCAACTTGTGATTGGAGGTATTGATGTTAATGGAAATCCTATCAGAATTATTGATGATGGCGGTGCAGTCGTTAACGCCTTCGGAATTGGGTCCAACACTACCACAGGACAACTCCTATTCCTTAATCAAAATAACGTTGGAAATAATGTCTATCTTGATAGCTTAAACGTTCAACATCCTGCTATTCCCCCTCTTTCTCCTTTACCAGTTCCTTCCCCTCCGCTATCGCTCACACCTCAATACTGCGGAACAGTCAATTATGTCACCACTCAAATCAATCTATTGATTCCTGTACCTTTGCAGCCAGGAAGCCAATTAAATGTATGGGCAGCAACTTATCAAGTGGGTAGACCATACAATTTATTGTTTTGGAATAACGAGCTTACAATTCGACCCGTTCCAGATAACGTATATCTCTGCGAAGTGGAAGTTTATCAAACTCCTGCGCAATTCATGTCTACCAATGACAATCCAATTCTTAATCAATGGGCACAATATATCGCTTATGGAGCAGCAGCAGAGATATTAAGAGATAGACAGGACGTTGAAGGTGTTTCGAACCTTCAAGAAGGATTTAAACGCCAAGAAGCTCTAGTTCTAGAAAGACAAGCCGTAGAAGAAATACAGCAGCCAAATATCACACTTTTCAATTCTACAAATCTCGGATTTGGTGTCGGTGTCGGAAATGGGTATGGCGCAGGAGCATTCTAATGCTGAATATTTTATTGAACAAATCCAGTCTACATGATATAATGACTCCTTACAAAGGAGACTTTATGCGTAAACCAAAAAGAGATTATTGGACAGAAAGAGGATTTGCTTCAAGAGAAGAATGGTGTAAATCCAGAATGCAGAAATATAGAGAAAAAACATCAAAACCATGTCTAAATTGTGGAGAATCATGTTGGGGAAATAGAGTTTATTGCTCTAATAAATGCACTGTTTTAGACAGTATAGAAAAAAAAGATAATGGATGTTGGGAATGGGTTAAATACAAAAATCCAGCTGGATACGGATATTTTAAAAATCTTGATGATAGAACTCAAAATATAGGGAATAGAATGAGAGGAATTTTAGCTCATAGAGTGAGTTATGAAATTCATAAAGGTGAAATCCCAGAAGGAAAGTTTGTTTGTCATAGATGTGATAATCGTGCTTGCTGTAATCCAGATCATTTGTGGTTAGGAAGTCCTAAAGATAATGCTAGAGATGCTTTAAGAAAAGGAAGATTAGCTGTTGAAAATTTGACTTATAGACCTCCAAAAGGAAAATCAATCAATGCAAAATTGTCTAGAGAGCAAGTAATAGAAATAAAAAAAAGAATAGAAAAAAATGATCGTATAATTGAAATAGCAGAAGATTATAACGTAAATCCTCAATGTATCTATTTTATAAAAAATGGAAAAACATGGAGGGATTTTTAATGGGTTCCTATTCGCCTTTGAAGATAACTGGGGTCACGACTGGGTTAGTGCAAGAAAGAGAGAACTTTCTTTTGCCTGATGATGCTTATCCTGTTTTACAAAATGCTTATGTCTGGCGTGAAAGAATCAAGAGAAAATTGGGATTTCAGCTACTTGGCCGTCTTCAAAGAAATATTGGGACAACTAATGGTTCTGGAAACCTAACAGTTACGATTTCGCCTCAGCCAATCCAACCAGGAATTGCATCTTTTACAGTAGGATCTAATCTATTTACCGATCCAGGTGGTGCGAGTCCAGTCACCCTTCTAACTAGCGGCCCTGGCACTGCAACTCTCAATAGAATGACTGGTGTTTTGACAATTACTGGGTCAAATATAACAACAGCAGTTCAATATTTTCCTGGACTTCCAGTCATGGGAATTAGAACGAGAGAATTGCAAAATAGTTCGCAAGATCAAACGGTCTTTTTTGATCAAGACTACGCCTATATTTACAACGGAACGACTGGACAATTTCAAGAGTTTATCCCTGGGACAACTTGGAATGCAGCTGGATTAGGCGTTAGCGGAACGGATTTCTTTTGGTCTACTAACTATTGGATAAGTAGCAACCCTCCTTTTACAACCACAGGAGTTAAACTTTTTTGGGTAACGAATGGAAGTGGTGGCGAAGCTGGGGGCGGGGACCCTCCAAGAATTACAGATGGAACCACATGGGTGGATTTTACCTCTAGTAGCTGGAACCAAATTGATGCTACTAACTCACTATTTAACTGGCTTTGCAATTTGCCTTATCGTGGGCGCATGGTGGTTTTCAATACCTATGAAGGTTTGACTGCATCAGGTGCTACAAGCGCACAAAACTTTTCCAACAGAATCAGATGGTCAACGATAGGGAATCCATTCATTCCTTTTGCTGCTGGACCTCCATCTACTGGGTCATGGAGAGATGATATAAGAGGACAGGGAGGTTTTCTTGATATTCCAACTTCTGAAGATATTGTATCAGTTGGTTTCGTTCGGGATAATTTGGTTATTTATTGTGAGCGTTCTACTTGGCAGCTACGTTATACAGGCCGTTCTATTGCTCCTTTCCAAATTGAAAGAGTTAATAGTGAACTTGGCGCAGAAAGCACATTTGCATCTATTCAATTTGATACCTCTTTGGTCACTGTTGGTGATAAAGGGATTTTAGAATGCGATAGTTACAAAGCAGAAAGAATTGATATTAAAATCCCTGACTTTGTTTTCCAGTTTAATATACTTAATAATGGTGTTTCTAGAGTTCAAGGAATTAGAGATTTTCCTAACCGTCTAGCCTTTTGGACAATTCCTTTAGTTAGCTTCTACCCGAATGTTGGAAATACCAATTGGATTTTCCCTACAGCTAGACTTCTCTACAACTATGAGAATGATTCATGGGCAATATTCAATGATTCTTTGACTACTTTAGGGACTTTTCAGCTTCAAACAAGTCCAAATTGGCTTCAAATTCCTCAAACTTGGATTGAATATGAGCAAACTTGGTTAGATGATGATGCTGGAGATCCCGTGATTGTTGCTGGAAATCAGCAGGGATTTATAGAGCAATTGGATCAACTTACAGTGAATGACGTAAGCCTTTTTATCTCTAACGTTGTCAATAATGGAAGTGGAATAGCTCAGATCACAAGTCCAAATCACAATATGCAGAGTGGTTTTGTTATCGGCATTAGTGGAATTCCAGCAACAACACCTTTCTCTGATTTAAATGGTGGAATTTATGCCATAACAGTTGTTGATCAAAATAATTTCACACTGAATTCTTTCAATCCAGCAGACAATCAATTCGATATCGAAGTTGTTGGCACCCCAGCAGGAACTTATGTTGGCGGAGGCTTGATCAATATCCGAGAAAACTTTTCTATCACCAGCAAAAAATTCAACTTTCTTGATGAAGGACAAAACGTTCAATTGGGTTATTTGGATGTTTTGATGCCAGCTGTTAGCCAAGGTGAGATATCTCTTAATGTTTACTTGAATTATGACGATGTGAACCCATCCAACACACTTTATTCCAATCAGATTGTCGGGGTTACCCCTGAAGTTCCAGACACTTTCTTTAATACGATCATTCCAACATCTCCTTCTCAATTCGCAGTGGCCAAAGATGGAACTAAATTTTGGCAAAGAGTGTTTTGTCCAACGAGAGCTAACTTTATCACCCTTGAATATACGTTTTCGAATGCTCAGATGGCAAGTACTCCGCAGCAAAAGCAAGTGCAGATAGATGCTCAAATATTATGGCTAAGAAAAGCGGGTAGGATTACCCAACTATAGGAGTTTTTATGACATACCAACCTGGAATTCCTACAGGGTCTGTGCCCTTGAATCAGGATTACTTGAATCTTCAAGCCAATTTTACTCAGATTAATTCTCAGTTTCAAGTTGATCACGTGCCTTTAACCAGCACATCAGGCAGCCCACCAAATGGATATCATACTGTTGTTCATTTAGTTCCTTTTTCAACAACAGCATCAAATCCACCAAACAATCAACCCGTAGTATCGCCAACCACTACAGGTGGTATTGGACAGTTGTTTAGCTCTCAAATAAACGACGGAATTAATAATGATGAAGCTTTTTATTTTCAGACAGGCGGCGGCCGAATTTTACAAATGACTAGGAACTTTTCTCCTAAGAATGCCACTAATGGATACACCTTTCTTCCTGGAGGACTGATCATGCAATGGGGAATTGTTGCTGGAAGTTCATCAGCCACTATAACTGTCACTTTTGCAACATCAAATATAGCTTTTCCAACCGCTTGTTACAACGTAAGTGTGACAGCAGTTAGACCTGCATCTTCACCTGGTTCTGACTTTGCAACTGTAGTCGTGAATGGTTCAGTTAGTAAGACAGGTTTTCAAATAGGCAACATTGGTGGACATACTATTAACAACTGGTATTGGACGGCTATAGGTAACTAATATGACGATCCCAATAGATAGCCAAAATCTAGAATCTTACGTTCCAGTCTATGACGCAGCACCAAAGACTTGGGAAGAAGGAATGCCTTTCATTGTCGAACAGTTAAAAAAGCTAGCAAATGCAGTGAATGCAAGAGAAATAGGATTTTTCTTAGACCAAGAATTGCTTTCAGGCAAAGCGTTTATTCCTGGAGTGAACATTGCCACTGACGGGGGATCATCTCAACAATTTCGAACGATTTTGAGGAAAGTGATCCCATTTCCAGGATTAACGGTTGGCGTTAATACACAACCCCACGGAATCACTATAGATGCAAATTTTAGTTTAATTCAATTGTTTGGAGCTGCAACCAATGCTACTGCGCTTACTGGTGAACCCATACCTAATGGTGCTGACACAATTTCATACACCTCTAAAAATATTATTATTACAGTTGCTGCGGCTTATACAAGAGCTTGGGCGGTAATTGAATATATTCAGGAATTGTGATAGAATAGCTCCAACAATGGAGCTTTTATGAATAGAAAATATTTTTTAGATAGAGTTGAAATTGATGAAAACGGTTGCTGGATATGGCAAAAAGGAAAACATAAACAAGGGTATGGAATACTAACAATCAAAAGAAAGTACATGTTATCACACAGACTTTCATGGGAAGTTTTTAATGGTGAAATTCCTAAAGGATTGATGGTTTGTCATAAATGTGATGTGCCCAGTTGTTGTAATCCTGAGCATCTTTTTTTAGGCACACAAAAAGATAATATGGGTGATGCCAATCAAAAAAAAAGAATGAATGACAGAAAGTTGGGGAAAAGAAGAAACAAATTAAATTACGAACAGGTTCAAGAAATAAAAAAACTTAACCTACAACGGGTTTCTAGAAAAGATTTGAGAGAAAAATATCAAGTATCTCAAACATGCATAGCAAAAATATTGCGTGGTGAATCTTGGAATAGAAATTGGACAAAGGAGCTTTAATATGCCAGGATTTTTTAAATCTATAGGAAACTTCTTCACAGGAACACCAGAGAAAAGAGAAAACGTCTCCACTCTAAGACCTGAGCAAGAAGGACTCTATCAACAACTTCAGAATTCTGCCATGGGAAGAGGAGCAGGTGGCGCATTTGGCGGTGCGGCTGACTATTATCGAGATCTATTAAGTAATGATAGTGCGGATTTTAACGCATTTGCAGCTCCTCAAATTAGACAGTACAACGAAGATATCATTCCTGGAATCTCTGAACAGTTTGCAGGAATGGGAGCTGGTGGACTTTCCAGTTCTGGATTTAGGAATGCTCAAGTTCAAGGTGGAACCGACCTAGCAGAGAGACTTGGTTCAATTAGGGCTAATTTAAGACAAGCAGGGGCTCAGGGGCTTCAAAATATCGGGCAGCTAGGGTTGGGTAACTATAGTCAAAATATGGTCACACAGCCAGGATCTGAGGGTTTGTTATCAAGTTTAGCTCCAGCTATCGGAACTGCCATTGGTTCTTTCGCAGGTCCATTGGGTTCAGCAGCTGGTGGGATGGCAGGAAATTGGCTGAAGAATTCTTTTGGTGGAAATAAAGTAGGTGCTAATTCAGGCCCTTATGGTTCAAGTGGGCCACAAGCTAGTCCTACAAGTGGTGGTGGATTACAATTACCTAACTTCATGCAGAGGCAATAATGGCACAGACAATCAAACAAGCAAATATTTTTGGAAGGATTGGAACTGGGATTGGTAAGGGATTAGCCGAACAAGTACCCAAAGAGATTGAAAGGTCTAGACTTGCCAGCGGATTGCAGAATTTTGAGCAAGAGTCTGGAAATCTTAATCCTATTCAGCAATTGGCAAGAATTTCTTCTATTCCTGGGATTACTCCCCAGATGATTCAATCATTTTCGGAGTTAGCAAAATATCAGAATCAAGGAAATGCTTATAAAAAAGCAGCTGGCGGAAATCCACGACCTGGCCAACAAACAGGTGGCATGCAACCTCAAGCTTCTGCAAATGGACAACCAGGAATTAATGATGTTCAGTTTGCAAACTTACAGCCGCAACAAGGTGCGCAACAGACTGGGCAATCAGGACAAAAGATGCCGCCTCAAGGCCCTGTAAATAATCAGCAACAAACACCCAATCAACCTGTAAATGAAAATGTACCACAAGTTGCAGAAGGGAATGCTTTAAATCAGCAGAATTTGACTCGTTTGCCTTGGACTCCTCAACAGAGGAATCAAACAATTGCCGACTATATAGATCAAGGATTTCTTCCTGACCAAGCTAAGCAACTCCAAGCCGATGATGAAGCGAGAGATTTGGCAGAGCCAGGCGCACATAAAGAAAGATTGAAAGATATTGAAGAAGCTAAAGGTAAAGTTAGGGACACATTAAAACGACATCTTGAAACCAAGTTGCAAAAGACTGGAGAAAATGTCTTCAAAGATGTCGAAGGTAGAATGATTCTCAATGCTGAAAGAGGAATGACTAGAGATCTGATAAAGAACCCAAAAGCAGATATTGATAATGTGGCCAATGACTGGTCTGAGAGGCTTTATAATACAGCTATTGCCAAAGGAAAAATGAGTACTCTCGGTAAAACGACTGGTATTGAGAATCTCATAAAGGGTGATAGTGCTGAAAAGAAACTTAAAGAATATCAAGATATTTTTAAAAGGTCTGGAAATTTAGAAGAATTTAAGAATATTTTGCAAGGCCCAGATTTCGGAATGTCTGCTCAGGCTGCTGCTAGCGTTGCATATCCACCTAACCCAAAAATAAATAAAACCTTATCTAATTATAGATCTTCTTCGGGGCTTCAATATTATGCTCCGCAAAAGTACCAGGAAGCTAGAAAAATAGCCATAGATATAGAAAACGATATTGGGCCTGATGATAGCGTTTTGGCGATAGTAAGAAAGCTCTCCGATAAAGATCCCTACTTCGATCAACAAGCTTTTTTAGATCAAATTTCTGAAGACAAAGATCAACTTGGTTTGAATGAAAGACAAAGACTTGAGTTGGCTGAAGGAGTGAGAAACATTCTTCCTAACTGGGCAGATCTTCTTTACCTTCCAATTTTTAGGAGATAATTATGGTTTTAAGATCTGAAGAACAAGCAAATGAAGCTGAAGTTGAAAGAGACAAAAGATTCAGGGGTAATGTAGGAAAAGGAGCAGCTGCAGCAGCAAGTATAGGAACTGCCGCCGTAGCAGGCCCTCTTGCCGCTAGAGTTATGCCATTTCTAAATCAATATATTCCTGCCGCTTTAGCTGTAAAAGGTATTAACAAAGTTAGTCCAAAACTCGGCTCTTTCCTGAAAAAAGGGGAAGAAATGGGGTTGAATGTCCAGGAAGGTCTAGACTTTTTGAAAGAAAAATTAACTAAAGGTACCGAGACTGCAAAAGAAAGTCGAAACTTAATCCAACAATATTCTCCTGAATTACATGAATTTATTGATCAAGAAATCAAGAAAGGACGCACTGCTATTGAAGCTGGTGCGATAGCTCAACATGACAAAAGATTTAAAGATGTAATTACTAAGCTTTCTAAAGATCATAAAACACCTTGGTCTAGCATTCTAGAAAGTGTCTATGGAAGTCAAGGTCAAGCACAACCTCAAAGTCAGCAACAGCAGCCTCCTCAGCAACCTGGTCAACAAGGGGGACAAGGACAAGCTGCTCTAATGGCCATACTGCAGAAGATACAACAGTCTAGGGGCGGCCAGTGAATCCCGAACAAGAGTTAGAACTCCTAGAAAATCTGATCAATGAACTCCTTGCGGGCATTCAAGATGTTTTGCAATCAAGAGAGGTTTTGTCTGATGAATTTCAAGGTGCTTTAGCTCAAGAATTAGAAACTACAACTTCTCGTATTGATCAATTAAGAAGTGAGATTGGACAACAAAGACCGCCTAATGAACCACCAAGTGGAGCATTAAACGTCCAACCGTCACCTGATGCGCAACTTCTTTGGATTTTAGCAGGACAACAAGAGCAAGCATTCATTTCTTATCTTAGAGATTTTCCAAGTGCAGAAACCAGGTCATTGCTTGCTAATCCAACTCTACTAAGTCAAACTATAGATCAACTCAGTCGAATGATGCCTGCTGGTCAACAGCCGTTTATTAATGGAATTCAACATGCTGATCTGAATAGCTCCAATATTTGGGGAACTGCCTATGATCCTAAATCTGGAAAGATGAAAGTGAGATTCCAGGGCGGTTCTGAATATGAATATGATGGAGTTCCAGAAAATATTTATAGAGCTTTTACAAAGGGAAATGCTAGCGCAAAAACTAAAGGCAGGAATCAATATGGCCAATGGTGGGTAGGTAAAAATCCAAGCCTCGGTGCTGCCATGAATCAATATATTAAGGCTGGAAATTTCAATTATAGAAGACTTCGATAACAGTTGAATTTTCTAGTGTTTAAATAAATTTATTGATAGATTCAAATCAGCGTACGTGAAGTCGCTCTTCACAGGCTGTTATACGAGATCGCCGCCGTAGTAGTTAGCATTCCCTTTAAGGAATTATTACTTCTTAACTATATATGGAGGCATTATGACAGCAGCTTTAGGCAATACCGCCCAAGGTACGCCATTCGCAACAGGTGTGGATGCATTTGTTTATCCACAGTTTCTTGGTATTCCACTAAGAGCACCCACAACCCAAGATATCTATAATCCAGGTACACGCTGGCAAGATAATAGTGTAAATCCTGCTGTCCAATATTATACGATTGGGGCAGGTATTTGGTATGAACTTCCTAATACTTCTTTTGGTGTATCATCTGTCACGGGAACTGCGGGACAAATAACAGCTTCTCCAACGGTTGGACCAGTTGTTTTAAGTATTCCAGCAGCTTTCGTCGCTCCAGGATCTATTGCATCCACAACTACTCTAACAGGTGGTACTGGTATCACAGCAACGACAGGTAATATCACGGCATCAGCGGGGAACGTAAGTGCTTCTGGCACCGTAACTGGTGGAACTGGGGTAATCGCTACAACAGGGAACTTAACGGCAACAGCGGGTAATTTAGCGTTAAATGGTGCCACTTCTAAAGTTAACATCAATGCAGGTACTGCAGCTAGCGCATCTGTTGGAACAACGGCAGCTTTAACAGGTGGAGCAATTATTGTAAGCACAACTGCAATTACAGCGAGTTCATTAGTGTTCTTTTCTACCAATACACTTGGGACTGTTACAGTTCCTCAAGCTTATCGTGTTAGCGCAAGGACAGCTGGAGTTTCCTTTACTATTCAATCTCAAAATGCAACGGACACTTCGACCGTAAATTATTGGATTATTAACTAAGGGAGAGCCAAATGTCAGTTTATATCTTCCATCAACAAATGCTTCCTGCTCCTGAGCTCATAGTAGCGATGACAGGAAGTTCTGTATTGGTAGGCACTCTTCTGCATGTTCCTGTAAAACTTATTCTAGACAATCAAAGTACAACCCCTGTTGTACTTTCGATTTCTTTAAATGGTGGGGAATCAATCATTCAATGGAAGACATTTTCTGCAGGTGAAGCATTGGTATTGGATGACGATATTTATACTTTCCCGAAAGGAACTAGTTTCTATGCCAATGGTGCAGCTAATGGAAACTTCTCGGTTTCTTACACATATATAAATTTGTAGGAGCTAAATGAGCCAAATCTATAAGAATAATTCAGGTGGAGGCCCAGGAGGCCCAGACTTGCATGTGGCTAGATACATTGTCAGTGCAGGCGGAACGGCTGACGGTGCTAATTATACTACGATTGCAGCGGCTTACGCAGCAGCAGTTGCGGCTGGAGGCCCTCAAACTGTATTTGTTCAAGATGGAACTTATACCGAAAATATTTCTTTATCTCCCAATATCAATATAACTGCTTTTGTCTGCGATGCCACAACTCCAAACGTGATTATAGTAGGAAAGTTTTCTGCTTCTTATTCAGGAAGTTGTTCTATCAGTGGGATAGAATTAAGGACAAATGGAGATTATTTCCTAGAGGTTACTGGAGCTAATGCAACGAATCTTTATCTAAATGAATGCAATCTTATTTGTTCAAATCACACAGGTATAAATTATACTTCTAGTGGTGGTGGAGTTCTTGAGATCAATTATTGCGCTGGAGATATAGCAACCTTAGGCGTTGCTTTTGTAACATCTTCAGCGGCTTCCGTGTCAGCTATTAGGATTGCTTATTCCGTAATTACAAACGGTGGAATTTCTACAACAGCATCTACGATTGCTGGTGGTATATTATCTTTAAACAATACTAGTTGTGGTTTCCCGATAACAACAAGTAATTCTTCGTTTTTCGATGTTACCAATTCCCAGATTTTGGCTGTTTTTACTGCTGGTGGCACAAATCAGCATACAATGGAAAACTCTTTAATCACAGCAACAGGCGTTCCAGTTATCAATATTAATTCTGGATGCACGTTGCTAATTA